TAAAAATCCAGATTGGATAGATCCAACAATAACTGTGATTGTTGAAGCAAACACGGCACCGGAACTATAAATAAGGTAAAAAGAGAGGTGTTGTATGGCTCAGCCGACGACAAGAGATCAGTTTCGAGAATGGTGTCTGCGTAAGCTAGGCAAACCAGTTATTGAAATCAACGTTGATATTGATCAGGTTGAAGATCGTATTGATGAGGCTTTGTCGTATTACTGGGACTACCATTTCGACGGCACTGAAAAGATTTATCTCAAACATCAAATAACCGAATCGGATAAGACAAACGGTTATATCACAGTACCTGAAAATGTGATCGGCGTTGTCAACATCTTCAACCTCTCTTCTTCTCCTACATTCAGTTCAAATATCTTTAGTGCCAAGTATCAGTTTGTTCTCAATCATATTCATGAAATCGCAAACTACAATCTAGTTCACTTTTATATGAATATGCAACATATACAGTTTATGGAACAAATCCTAGCTGGAATGCAGCCTATTCGTTACAATCGTCACGTGAACAAACTTTATATTGATACTGCGTGGGATGAGCTTACAACTGGAAACTATATCATTGCTGAGTGTTATCAAATCGTTGATCCAACAACCTATACAGATGTATGGAAAGATAGATGGTTACAAAACTACGCTACAGCAAAAATCAAATATCAATGGGGTTCTAATCTAACAAAGTTCGTCGGTCTTCAGCTTCCAGGCGGTGTTCAATACAACGGCGAACAAATTCTTCAATCCGCCGAAGCAGAAATACAAAAACTTGAAGAAGATATGATATCATCTTACAGTTTACCAGTACATGACATGATCGGGTAAAAATGGCTCGTAACTACTATTTTGAAAACTTTTCTAACTCTATGGAACAAAGTCTGATAGAAGACTTGATCATAGAGTCGATTCGTATTTATGGCGTTGAAGTATGGTATATTCCTCGAACACTTCAAGCGAAAGACAAACTACTCAACGAAGATGATCTTTCTACGTTTGAAGACGCGTATTTGATTGAGATGTATATCAAAAATGTTGACGGATTCCAAGGAGAGGGCGATTTTCTCTCAAAGTTTGGATTGCAGATTCGAGACTCTATGACACTAACTGTAGCGATTCGAGTTTTTGATTCAGAAGTAGGATCAAATGAAAACAAAAACAGACCAAATGAAGGCGATCTAATCTACTTTCCTTTGAATCGAAAAATATTCAAAGTGATGCATGTAGAACACGAAGCCATTTTTTATCAACTTGGTCAGATACAAACATACGATCTCAAAGTAGAACTTTTTGAGTATTCACAAGAAAGATTTACAACTGGTGTTGATGAGATTGATACACTATTTACCGACTATGTGACCACTGCAAATAACACAATCGCGGGTATTGAATCAATTGATCTACTAGCCGATAATCTTACAATTGAAACGATTGCTGATAATCTGATTGACTTCAGTCAAGATAATCCATTTGGCGAAAGTAACTTTTAGATGTTTGGAAACTCTTTCTATAATGAAACAACTCGCCGGTATGTTGCCACCTTCGGTACGCTGTTCAATGACATATCGATCACAAGAAGCAATAATGCCGGATCTACAGTCCAAACAATGAAGATTCCGCTCAACTATTCTCCAATGCAAAAGTTGCTTGCAAAACTTGAGCAAGACCCAAACCTTACAGCTCCTGCGATTTCGCTTCCTCGGATGTCGTTTGAAATGGTGAGTATGGCTTATGATGGTACAAGAAAACTTCCGAGCACACTTCGTAATGTGCGAGCAAAAACAACAAACGATAATCTTTTCTCAACCCAATACGTACCAGCTCCGTATAATCTTGATTTTGAACTCAACATTATGGCAAAATATAGCGAAGACGCCACTAAAATTGTTGAGCAAATACTTCCTTATTTCAAGCCAGACTTTACAATATCAGTCAAGTTGATTGATGACTTTGACCAGTATATTGATATTCCAGTGATTCTAAACAGCGTTGGAATCAATGACACGTATGAAGGAAGTTTTGAGGAAAGGCGAGCGATCATATGGACACTGAACTTTACCGTCAAAGGATATTATTTTGGTCCAGTTTCTGATAAGAAGATAATCAAGTTTGCAACTGTCAATACCTACACTTCTTTTACGTCAAATAACGTTGTAGAATACGTGACAGTACAACCTGGATTGACGGCAAACGGCGAACCAACAACTGTTGCCAATAACAGTATTGCTTACTCGGATATCAACTTTGATGATGATTGGGCGTATATTGTTAGGATTGAGGATGCATAATGAAAGATATCATTTCAGAGAGTCTCAATATTATTCCTTATGAAGAAACACAAAGTGAGATTGTAGAAGTAAATCCAAACACACAACAACACGATGATAGTGAATATGTCAGAAATAACTTTCATTCGATTATCGAAAAAGGTAAAGATGCTCTTGATGAAATGATGAGTATTGCAAAAGCCTCAGAACATCCACGTGCTTTTGAGGTTGTTTCAACTCTTATGAAAACTCTTGTTGATGCTAACAAAGATTTGGCGAATCTGTCAAAAGATGCGAAAAAGAAAGAAGAATCGAATCCGCAAACAGTTAACAACTCTATTTTTGTTGGTTCAACTTCTGAACTACAACAAATGTTAGAAAAGGTTCGTAATGGATAACGTTCAAAGAGGATATAACGGAAATCCTCTTCTAAAAAAGAAAAACACTCAAATATCCTTTTCAAAAGAGATGTTCGAGGAATATGTGAAGTGCGCGAATGACCCAGCTTATTTTGCTGAAAAGTACATCAAGATTGTACATGTTGATCATGGTTTTATTCCTATTGAACTTTACGAATATCAAGAAGAAATCATTGAGGCAACAAAAGAAAGCCGTAGAGTTGCTGTATGTACCAGTCGTCAAGCAGGTAAAACCACAACTGCTGTAGTCATTATTCTCCATTACGTCTTGTTCAATTCGTATAAAACAGTTGCTTTGTTAGCAAACAAAGGCGATTCAGCAAGAGAAATATTGTATCGAGTTCAATTGGCGTTTGAAGCGTTGCCAGCTTGGTTACAACAAGGCGTTATTGAATGGAATAAAGGATCAGTTGAATTTGAAAATGGATGTAAGATTATTGCCGCAGCAACAAGTTCAAGCGCAATCAGAGGTAAGAGTGTCAGCTTTTTGTATATTGATGAAACAGCTTTCGTAGAAAACTGGGATGAGTTTTTTGCCTCAGTATTCCCAACCATTTCTTCAGGCAAAACGACAAAAATACTTTTCACCTCGACTCCAAATGGTCTGAATCATTTTTATAAAACTTGCGAAGGTGCAAAAGAAAATAGAAATGGATATTCGTACATAGAAGTTCCTTGGCAAAAGGTTCCTGGAAGAGACGAAAACTGGAAACAAGAAACTCTTGCGGCAATGGATTTTGATTTACAAAAGTTTGCTCAAGAGTTTGAATGCGCTTTCTTGGGTTCTTCCGGTACTTTGATTGACGGATCGGCTTTGAAAAATCTTGTATACAAAACTCCTCTTTTTGAGAAAGAAAAGATTTCAATATACGAAAAGCCAGAAAAAGGAAAAACATATACTTGTATCGTTGATGTCTCAAGAGGAAAAGGTTTAGATTATTCAGCGTTTCAAATAATCGACGTTTCTCAAATGCCATACAGGCAAGTATGTACTTTCCGTGATAATATGATTACACCAATTGACTTTGCGAATATTATCTACAGTTCAGTAATGGCATACAACGAAGCATATACTCTCGTTGAAATCAATGATATCGGTCAACAAGTTTCTGAAATCCTTCAGTTTGATCTTGAATATGAAAACATTCTTTATACTGAAAATGCTGGTCGAAGCGGAAAAAGAATCTCAGGCGGATTTGGATCAAATGTTGACAAAGGTATACGCACCACAAAAAGCGTGAAGGCGATTGGTTGTAATATTTTGAAAATGTTGGTTGAACAATCTCAGCTGATTGTCAACGACTTCAATACGATCAACGAACTATCAACATTTTCAAAAAGAGGCGTTTCCTACGAAGCAGAACCTGGATGTCACGACGATTTAGTGATGTGTTTAGTTCTTTTCGGTTGGTTATCGACACAGCCTTTCTTCAAAGATATTACTGATATCAATACAATGTTTCGACTCAAAGAGAAAAATGAGGAAGAGATTATGGAAAGTTTTCTTCCTTTTGGATTTAGCGCAAACGAATATTTTGATGAGATTGAGGATCCGAGACCAGATTCTTTACATCGCTTCTAGTTCCTAAAACGCCATTTTTATAAATAAAAGAAAGATAATAGCAAAATCTCATACATAAGGAGAGCATAATGGCGTTTCAAGTAAGCCCAGGCGTGAATATCAGTGAAATTGATTTGACGACTGTTGTACCTGCAGTTACTACGACTCAAGGCGCGATTGCAGGCGTTTTTCGTTGGGGCCCAGTCGACGAAAGAATCCTTGTAACTTCTGAAAACGAACTAGCGAATCGATTTGGAAAGCCAGCTTCATACTACACTGAAGCAGGAAATACTAGCTCCGCGATTTGGAATAACTACGAAACATTCTTTTCCGCAGCAAACTTCTTAGCATATAGCGATGCTTTGTATGTTGTGCGCGTTGCCGAAAATGCGAATACCGCTGGCGGTTCAGTATTTGATGCAAAATATCAAGGCGTACTTGGCGACTCACTTCAAGTAGCATATTGCGATAGCTCTAGTTTTGCCGCAACAACCGTAAGTGATTCTATTTCGATTGTAGCTTTTTCAAATCAAGCTGAAATCGGTAGTAATACTGTAAACTATGGAGTTGGTGACTACATTGTTGTCGATAATCAAAATCTAAAAGTTACCGCCATTGCTGTTGATGGCGCAAATACCACCGTTACGTTTGAAAATAAGTATATTGCAGCGTCTAATCTATCAGCGGCTTCTTATGCTTATCAATGGGGTTATAATACTCTATTCGATTCTGCTCCAGAATCAGGCAAAGTTCATGTTGTTGTGATTGATGAAGACGGTGCTATTAGTGGAGTTGCCGGCACAATACTCGAAAAGTTTACCAACGTATCAAAAACCATTTCTGCTCGAAATGAAGACGGATCAACAAACTATCTCTTTGATGTTCTGGATCAAAACTCATCTTTTATCGCAATCACCGAAGCAAACGTAAGTTCTGTGACAGGAATGGATACGATTCACTTTCTGGCGGATTAGACGGTGAAGATGAAGATGGTGTTGCTACAGGAACTCTTGCTGTTGGTTATGACCTCTTCAAATCTGCGGAAGATGTAGATATTTCTCTTGTGATTCTTGGTCGGCCAAATACGGCTCTTACCAACTACGTTCTGAGTAACGTTGTCGAATATCGTAGAGATTGTGTTGCTTTTGCGAGTCCTTTTCTCGCGAACGTTGGTTCTGTTTCAGCGACCGCTCAAAATATTGTTGACGCATTCTCGACCATCAACTCTTCTTCTTATATCGTATTTGATAGTGGTTATAAGTATCAGTACGATAAGTATTCTGACGTTTATCGTTGGATTCCGCTCAACGGCGATATTGCTGGTCTTTGTGCTTATACTGATGATGTAAGGGATCCTTGGTTCTCGCCTGCTGGATATAACAGAGGTTTGATCAAAAACGCTATCAAACTTCTTCTCAATCCAAATAAGACTCAAAGAGATCTTCTTTACAAAAATCGTATTAATCCAGTTATTACTCAACCAGGTCAAGGAACATTGCTGTTTGGCGATAAGACTGGCCTTTCACTTCCAAGCGCATTTGATCGTATCAACGTTCGTCGTCTCTTTATTGTTCTTGAAAAAGTTATTGCTAACGCAGCCAAAGGCGCTCTTTTCGAGTTCAATGATGAGTTTACTCGCGCTCAGTTCGTAAATCTTGTTGAACCTTTTCTACGCGATGTACAAGGTAGAAGAGGTATTTTCGACTTCAGAGTGATTTGTGACGAGACAAATAATACTGCCGAAGTGATTGATCGAAACGAGTTTGTTGGCGATATCTATATCAAACCTGCTCGCTCTATCAACTTCATTCAGCTAAACTTTGTTGCTGTAAGAAGCGGTGTTGAGTTCTCTGAAATCGTTGGCGCTGCGTAATATAGGTTTATTGGGGGACTTCGGTTCCCCAATAAATACAATAAAAAGAAAGGTATAGGAGAAACAAATGGCTTTCAATATCAATGATATCAAGAGTCAGCTAACTTTTGGTGGCGCAAGACCAACACTCTTTCAAATCCAAATCACAAATCCAGTAAACGGAATCGCCGATCTAAAGACTCCGTTTATGGCAAAGGCTGGCTCGATTCCTCAAAGTACTCTCACACCAGTTGAAGTCGGATATTTTGGGCGAAAGGTAAAGCTCGCTGGCGATAGAACCTTTGATGATTGGTCCGTTACTGTATTCAACGATGAAGACTTTTTGATTCGAAATGCTCTTGAGCAATGGAGTGCTTCAATCAACTCTCATGTCGGTAACATTTCTCAGTTTGAGAGTGCTTCTCCAAATCAGTATAAGTCTCAGGCTTCAATCACTCAGTTCTCAAAAACTGGCGTTCCGATTCGGAAATACACCTTTTATGGTATTTTCCCTTTGACCGTTGGTCCGATTGCTACTGATTGGGATAACAACAATCAGGTTGAAACCTTTGACGTCGGCTTTACTTATGACTGGTGGGAAGCTTCCGGTGTTACAGGTAATGCTACCACAAACCAATAATGATTTAGATTAGGATGAAGTATGGAACTTTTTGGATTTTCCATCAAAAGAAAAAGTGAAGAAAAAGAAGTAAAGTCTTTTGTTGAGAAAAGTGTTGATGACGGTTCTGTTAACGTTGTAACAGGAGCGGCAGTCAGTACATTTGTTGATCTTGAGGGTAGCGCGAAATCAGAAGCTGAGCTTGTACAAAAATATCGGTCAATGCTTCAACAACCTGAAGTTCAAGCAGCTGTTGATGATATTGTCAATGAAGCTATTGTTGTTTCTTATAATGAAAAAGTTGTAGAGTGTATCACTGATGATATTGATATGGCCGAAAATGTCAAGAAAAAGATTCGAGAAGAGTTTGACAATGTCCTTTCTCTTCTCAACTTTTCGAATCTTGGATACGATATTTTTCAAAAATGGTATGTCGATGGAAGAATCAACTATCATGTATTGATTGA